TGCATCGTTGTATAGGGTGCGCCCCTGTTTTCTAGCGTTTTGTCTTATGCGTTCACGTTCATTGACTATCGCTAAATGTTCTGTGCAGTAGCTTTCACCTGTTGTTAGTTGTTTGCATACTAGGCAAGGTTTAGGGAATCTACTCAAACACATCATCTTCTTTATCATCTAGGGTCAGGTAGGCGTGTTTTAGTCTGCCTTCAATTATCGGTAGGTATTCGGCTGTTAGTTCTATTCCGATGAAGCGTTTGCCTTCTAGGATTGCTGCTTTACCTGTTGAACCTGAACCTGCAAAAGGATCTAACACAACACCATTATCAGGTGTTACAAGTCTGATTAGATACTGCATTAGAGCTGTAGGTTTCACTGTCGGATGAAAGTTTTGTTTAGCTTGATTAGTTCTATTTCGTGGATTGTCACCGCCTACACCATCAGTAACATTGCGGTCAGCATGTCTAACTTGAGGTAGTTCGTCTAGGCCTTCGTTGCGGTCACGTTTACTTGCTTTGGCAACATAAAAGAACCTGCTTGCATCTGATTGTTCGTCTAGTAGTTGTGCTGTGTGTTCGTCAAGGATAATGTTTGCAGGCCAACGACCCGACGCTGTTTTATTTTCCCTGTCTTCAATTTGTATTCTAAAAAAAGTGCTATCAGAATAGTTATCACCTGTTGGTCTTTTATTTCCCCGATTAAGTTCTTTGACATCTGCTTCATCTGTGCCGATTCTTGTGCCGTCAATGTTTAGCCCGCCCGTGCCATACTTCAAAACATTCTGGGCTACTGTTCCTATAACAGGTTTTCGTGCTACGACTATGGGTTCGTGTGCAGGTTTGAGTGCTGTCCCCCAACCTTCCCACGCCTTAGCTTCATCAGTCGCGTTAGCAGTTTCAAACATTTCGATTGAGGGTTTGGCACCTAAGCCAACACTATTTGCTGAAGCAGATCCATTGACTTTTCTTGCAGCATCTCGATATGGACCAATTATTTCTCTTTCAGCACCGTAGAGCTTGTCTATGGCTTTACTAATGTTGTGCGACTTAGGGAAACCTGATCCATACAGCCATGCGATGTTGTCACGTATCTCAAAGCCTGCATCTTCTATTGCAACAGCTAGTCTGTGCCATGTCCTTGTTCCACCGAAGGCTAGCAAGTGTCCGCCAGGCTTTAGCACTCTTAGGCACTGAGTCCAGAGTTCAACGCTGTAAGCGATGCCCGAAGAATCCCAAGATTTACCCATAAACCCTAGTTCGTAAGGCGGGTCACATACGATGCTATCTACACTGTTTGACTGTAGTTCAGGCAGGATGTCTAAATTGTTGCCTTCATAAATGTTTGCGTTTCCGATTATTAGCGTAGGTATCATTCTTCTTCTTCATCGTTGTAAGGGTCGTAGATGGCTTGAAAGCCTAAAGCCACGTCAGTATTAGTTAGTGTGGAACTGTCCCTGCTGTCAGCCTTAGAAGGCTTATCTGTATGCTTGTGTGTCCTACGCCAAGTCTTGACAAGTTGAACAGCATCTCTATCGTCTGTTTCAAACTCTGCGCCACAGGAACACACTTCTCTAATCATTGTCCTATTATCCTGACATAACGGATTTGTGAGTGTTTGAAGTTTGTCAAAGGCTCTATGACTGTTGTGTTGTATTCTCTGTTTGCGTTGATGATCAGGTTGTTGCCTAGATAGATTGCTGCATGATAGAAATCTGTTCGCCCTTTGTAAGCAAAGACAACAACATCGCCGTATTTAGGGTTGCTGACACGCTTACCTAGATGTGCTTGAGCGTTAGCTGAGTGGGGCAAGATGATACCGATGCGCTTGTAAGTGTATCTGACTAGCCCTGAGCAGTCCCAACCCTGAGTTGTTACACCTGAAAAGACATAAGGTGTCCTATTGGCTCTGGTCGTGACATAAGCAACAATCTTAGGCAGAAGATACTTTTGTTTTGATTTATACAGTTCACGTTTCAGATTGAGTTGCTGAACCTGCTCTGACTGTTGTATCGCCTGGCCAGGTATGTTACCGCCAAAGTTTAGGCTTATGATTACTGCGATTGCTACAGCTATGCGTGATCTCATTAGGCATCCTTACCCCAACCGCCACCATTGAAGCGGATGTGTTGTATCCCAAACTTTCTAACCATAACCAATTCACACAACCCACAGTAGGGTGCTTCAGGTTCAGTTTTGATGTCTGTGACTACTTGCTGAGTTACCCCACAATTAGAACACATGAATAGATAAACAGGCATTTTGTCCTTCTTTCTTTTATTTATGGTGGAGCTGTAGGGAATCGAACCCTAGTCCAATCTGCTTCCACTTGTGGCTTTACAGACTGTCAAATCCATTTCAGCCCCTTATTTTGGTGCAATCTTCTTTAAAACTAAAGCTGCAAAGAATGACATTTTCTTTTTTTGTGACATTTCTTTGTAAAATCTTAATTCCTGTAAAGATTGATCTAATTGATGATTTAGAGCTTCAATTATCTTTTTTCGCTGAAATTCAACTTCTTGAATTCTATTATTACGATTCTCTAGTTCTACAAGTAATCTCTTATTACGATTCTCCAAATACTCTAAGTCACCAATAAAAGCTTGTTTTATGTAGTCCAAAGTTTTGTCAGGTAATTTATTGAATTTAGGAGCTTCATGATGATACTTATTGAATACGGGTAAAAACTCATCAATCATTGCACCTTCATATGCAGAAACATCAACATTGTCTGGAATTGTTACAAGTTCATGTCTTGCCTGAAATTGCCACCAAAAAGTTTGTTTATGACCTTGCTGTCTTTTCTTAAAATCTTGTGTTACTCCAATGTAAATACAAATATTATTTTCATCAAAATATAAATAACAAATCATTTTTATAATTTCCAAACTGTGCCAGTGAAGTCTGTGTCTTTTTGTAGTTCAAAACACACTAAGCCTGGCTGACTATCTTCACCTTGCGATGTTCTCCACCAGTTAGATCCGTTGTCTAGTGTTGCAGCCTGAATCCAGTATCTTGAACTGCCACGCTGAGTTGACCCTAACTCTACGACACGAAGATGATGAAAATGTCCGCTGACTAGGACTGTTGCAGCTTGAACAGGTTGCTTACCGAAAGCCTGTTTACGCCACCAGTCAGGAATCATGTTTGGGTTGTTCGCTTGATGTCCATGCACCATACCTAAAACATGATAGCCATCACCAAAGATGTCTAAAGCAAGCGATTCGTCATGACTTGCAGGTTCAAAGAAGGTTATGTCTAAACCTACTTCTTTGCTGAGTCGTGCCAGAGTGCGCCCAATGTGGATGCCCCAATCGTCTGTTGCTTTACCTACACGCTGTTTATTGACTCGCCATTGACAGTGATTGCTTCCTACAGATAGATAAGTTATAGGCGCATACTTGCTCAGTTCCTTTAGCGACTCCCAGGCTAACGATGTTGCTAAATCTATCTGTTGCATAATGCTTAGATCGTTGCTTTGTAGCTGGTGCAGGTCTGCAGTGTTACCAAAGTTTTCTATCGTGTCACCTACATCACAGAAGATAATGCGTTCAGGTTTGACTGATTTTACTTTCTTGATTAGTGCGAGCTGTGTTTGTGCGACACGATGAATCATGGCATCAACGCCACCACGATGATCTACTTTGCCTACCTGTAAATCTGACCAGAGAATGACTAAGGCTTTACCTGACTGAACTTGTTTAGGTGTTACAGGCTTAGTTTTCTTAGCCAAAGAATAGAGCAAGGGTAGGTTGATTACAGAGTTTCTTTTGACCCATCGAATACGAACTGATGTCATCCACATAGGATCTAACGGAAACGGCCTTGCAACTTGCCAGCGTGAAACTCTAGGTTCACCAACAATCTCTATTTCGTCAGGGTTGATACCTGCATCACGCAAGAAGCCTTCAACATCAGTAGGAGCATCGCCTTCAACGGCAGGCAAAGTAGCTTCCCCACCATTACCATCAAAAGTGATACTTGGTGACCAAGTTTCAGGTGCAGTGACCTTTGGTGCAGGTGTCGCTAATCCTTCCAACATGAGCATCTCTTCTCTCTATGCCTTTTGATGCTCTTCTCTGACACAGTGACCCCTTTGTTTGCTAACTCTGTTTCAAGTGTGCCACAAAGCCATTCAGGGTTCATGACAGCTAAATCTAAGATTGCCGCATCCTTATCAGATAGTTCATCCTTAACTGTTCTTACACGACAAGGGAACTTTCTTACAGGGATAGACAAATCTTCTAGCATCAACGTTTCTCTAACTTCAGATCGTAGATGATTGCGTTAGGGTCAGCGTGAATAAGTTTGCGTGCCAGGTTATCTGCCATAGTCTGCATAATGTCCCCTTGTGCAGCTGATACAAGCAACAAATGTGCAAGGTCTAATCTGATGTCCTGCAAGTCACTTGACCAGACAAGGTTCTCATCTCTCAACAGTTCAACTGCTTCATCTATCGCCCTAGTCAACATAGTTAGTCAACTTCTTAGACTCAGACAAAATAAACAACAACTCATTGATGCGTTCAGTTGTAGCCCTATTCATAGGTTTACTGCTTCCATGCTGTAGCTTCTTTATTTCTGCGTGAATCAAAGCCCGCATCTCATTTACACCTGCACTACGCCCTGTGTAACGTGCCGAATACCAGTATGTTCGCATAGTTTTACGAAACACAAACTCCAAAAACTCAATCATCATCTAACCCTTCATTCAACGGATCAACATAAGAAACCTGAGCAGCATAACTAAGTAAAACTGTCAAGGCAAGAGTTATCACGACAGCGATAACGATAAATAGCAACACGACAGCAATAATCTCAATCAATGTCAGCAACATCAGTTAACTTCTCTAAAATCAGGTCAAGAACAGCCTGCATTTGAGCGTTAGAGATGACCTGTGAGCGTTCAAGCTCTATAAGTGCATCAGAAGTTCTAGTGTGTTCTAAACGTTGCCCTTCAGCTTTACCAGCCCTGTATTCTTTACTCCAAATGTTTACAGCGTTCAACTT